GAAAGGAAAGATATTTCTTGTAACATCTGATAAAGCATGTCTTTTAGATGTATCGTATAACAACTGTTTAGTACCTGATAAACCATAAGCTTTAGCATTTGTATCTGCTACTTTAAAATTATCAATTTTTCCACTAGCTGTAGCTCTACGTGCATCTTTTAAATCAGCAATAACGTTTTTAGGAATCTTTAATAACTCAGCTTCTTTAATAAATTCATCTCGTACTTTCCAAGAATAGTTTTCAAAGTTATCAAGTATATGCATATACCTAAATTGTTTAAAAGCTACTGACCTAGACAAATAAGCATTGGGTTTACCCATCATGTGATTAAACGCAATGTTTACTAAACTATCCATACTTTTTTCAAAATTACCTAATGGTCCTAAATTTTTTCTATTAACAATATCTTCTGATACTTTTACAGCACCTAAATCTAAGTTAAGACCTTTTTCTCCAACATATTTTTTAAGCTCTTGGTCTATGTCTGACATTGTTGTTTTACCACGAAGTGACAATCTTTCTGGTATACGTTTGTTTAAATCTTCTAAAAAGCTAAGACTTTCTCCAGCTCTTCCTGCATCATCCCATTTATGTAAGCTTCCTGTTGCTATTGCATTTCTTAAATTACTATTACCTGTATCTGTAGCTGAAATGTTATATCTATAAGCTTTAGCAGCTTCGTCATAAAAATATTCTGTTCCTTTTTCTACACGACCACCTGTTTTGATTCTTATACGTGTTTCAATAGATTGTAAATATTGGTCTATAAAATCACTGTCATTTAATATCTTACTAAATCTACCGCCACCCATATCTACAAGTTCTTCTCTAGCTCTAGCACCATCCTTACTTAAAATCCATTTAGAAAGCTTGTCACTACCATAACCATGTTCAGCTACTTTTCTAGCTATTTCGTCACTACGCAATAACATTAATTCAAACCTAACTGCTTCTACATAATCATCTGCATTAGTTTTAATGCCTTTTTCCATTTCTGTTTTAGTACGCATAACATACTTAACATTTTTATTTTTGATAGTTGCTCTTCCTTGCAGCCCTGCAATAGAAAATGTTTGATTCATAGCTTGTAAATGTTCAAAGCTATCAAGCAATTTATTTTCGTCAATAGAAGATGCACCACCTCTAACGGCTTTAGCAATTTTTCCTTCTCCACCCATAGTTACCCATTGTATATAGTGTATTGGGTGTGTAAAAAATGAATCCATATGACCTGCGGCAAAACGCATTGATTCTTCTAAAAACACTCTACTAAAAAAAGCATATCGTAATAAAACAGCTGGTTTAAATATATTTCGGTTGTAATAATCTAAAGCTAAAGTTACAGCATCTTGTCCTAGTTTATCTACAGGTATACCTTTTAATTGTCCTGTTGTGTAATCTATAAAAGGATTTTCTGCATATTCTTTACTAAATCCAAATTTATATTTAGTTACGTAATCTTTAGCATTTTTAATAGGTATTGTAAATGTTTGACTTAAAGAGTTCATATCATCGTAATAAGTAAACAATGAAGACATAGAACGTTTCATTAAATTATAATCTGTTAACTGTACTGAGTTATCTGCCATTTCAGACATAAGATGTGCAGTAGGTATGATAACTTCTCTATCTGTACCATCCCAATTTTTATAAGTCATTTTTTCTAAACCTTCAGACATGTTTCCTGCAAAAGGCATATCATCCCCAAATTCGTTAATAAACATAATAAATCTATCTTCTTCACTTTTAGAATAATTTTCTAAAGCTTCAGCCATAATTTCGTGATTACCACCTTTAGCTTTAACATGTTGTATATCTCTAACTCTTTGTTCATAAGCAAACTTTCTAATAGTTCTATGGTCTTGGTATTTTAATCCTCTAAATTCTTGTAGTATTTGAGAACCAACTGCTGAGTCATAACCTGTACTTTGTAAATGTGCAAACAACTGGTCATAAGCTTGTGAAAAGTTTCTCAAAGGTAAACCCATTTCAGGTATTAGTCCTAACATTCTTTGTTGTGAAGGAGTACTACCAGCATTAAAAGTAGAGTTAAACCCTAACATTTTTTCATATTTTTTACTTGTGATACTTGTTAACTCTTCTACATTAGATTTAGCATTTAAAGCAGCTTCTATTAACTGTTCTTTTTTAGGTAACCATCTACTAGCTGCTATAGTTCCGTCAATAATTCCATCATTTCTTGACAATGGTTTTAATACAGATAAAAACTTTTTGTTAGGTGTATTACGTAAAGGAGACATTGCAATATTTAAACCTTGTCCTAAATAACTTCTAGCACTTCTAAATGCTGCTTGTTCATTTCCTATTGTAGATAATGCTCTACCAGCTATTTGTTTTCCAACATTTGTAGAACTTTGTAATTTTTTACCAGTTTTTGCTGTACTTACTAATGCTTTGTTTAATGCAAAAGATGCAACTTTAGGCATAGTATCTATTTGTGCAAAACCTTTGCTGGTGTATTTACCAATACTTACACCTTCGTCTAATAAAGAACCAAACAACTCTTTAATTTTTGCAGGGTTTTGTTCTTCTACAACTCTACCAACAAATCTACCATCTAAATTTCTAAAGAATGGATTAGCTTTTATAACCATTTCATCTGTTTCGTCAGCTAACGAATAAAATAATTGATTCATAAACGGTGTATCTAAAAATTCATCTTTTGTTTGTCTAAAAAATTTAGGTACACGTTCACCAAAAAAACCATACTGTTTTACTTGTCTATTAGTAGCTTTGGTAACTCTTGCTGCACCATTATCAATAGCTTTTAATTTAGCATTAGCACCTAGCATATACTCTTTAAGACCTTCGCCAGTTAAACCGTCTATATCTTTAGCAATTTGTTCTTCAGCTTCTTTTCTTAAACCTTGTTGATTAAGTTTAAATCTTTTACCTGTAGCTAATACTTCTCCTGTTTCTTGGTCTAAAAGTTTATTTACACGTCTAAGGTTTTTAAATTGATTCATTACTTGACTGACACCTTTATCTGCAAGTAACTCAGGAACTAATTTATAAGTTAAATCTATTGCACCTGACAGTTTGTTGTAAGATTCTGTACCAGGTGCTGAAATCATAGCTGCTTGATAACGTCCAGGTGAATAAGGAATTAATTGTTGATAACCTTCTTGAGTTCTTCCAGGGTCATCAGCACTATAAACAAATCCTTTATTTCTTCTACCAGCATAAAAGTTTATTTTATTAGGTTTGTCTGAACTTAAATAGTTTATTTCACCAGGTTTATCTAACGGTGCTAATGGTTCTCCAATTTTTTTATAAATAAGTTCTTTAGCTTTTTCTGGTGTGTATCCATAAATATTTACTAAGTCATTGTATTGAGGCATTTTTTCTGTATCAATAGTTGAAAATAAAAACCATCTATCTCTGTCATAGTTTATAGGTTCGTTGTTAGCTACTTTCATACGCATAGCTTGATAAATTGTTTCACCAGCCATTTCTTGACCTTCTTTAAATGCATCTACTAACTTGTCTATACGACCAGACCAACCTGTATCTATACCTAAATTAGCTACTTGTGTTTTACTTATATCAATTCTTGGTACGTTAATAGCAGTAGTAGGGTCTACACCATCTCTTAACATTTTGTCGTAAGCTAAAACAGAAGACATGTATTGAAAGACTCTACCTGACATAGGAGCATCTGGATTAGGAACAGTAACTGTATTACCACTTTTATCTTGTACATCTATTTGAAAACCGTCTTTATAAAAACCAGTATTAGGTAATGGGTTATATTTAGAAATTGTTTCAAATACATGGTCCATAGCTGCACCTATCCACACACCATATTGTGTATCACCTTTAAGCCAGTTAGCAGCTGTAAATCTCATATCATCTACATATTCAGTGTTTTGATACTTATCGTTCATAAACTCCCAGATTTCAGCTTCTTTCTTAGAAAACTGTTCATACAGTTGTGAGTTAATTTCGTTTAATCTATCTGAGTTAGGGTCTTCATTAAGCTGTGCAGCTGCTTTAACTGTAGCTTTAGGAAGCATAGGATTGTTTTCTGTTATGTTTATAACGTTTTCTGCTAATTGTGGATTAGCTTTAGCTATTTCTTGATAATTTTTATATAATCTGTTTTGTCTATCTTTGATTTTTAAAAAATCTTTTTCAAAAAAATAATCTCCAAATATCATTCATTACCTGAATTTAGTAATTCTGCTATAGCAGGATGTGGATTTTGAGAATACAATGCAGCTAAGAATATATTCGTATCACTATTTCCTTCTATAGGAAAACTACCGTCTCCTATTGGAACACCTTCAGTTACTGGTTCTGATGGTCTATCTGTTGCACCAAAAACATTAGGTCTTTGAGACATTCCTTGTTGACTTGGTACTGATATACCTTGATTGTTAGGTAATGGTGCAGCTTGTTGTTGTTCTACTAGTTGTTTACCTTCACCATAATCTTGTCCAGGTATTCTACGAATAGGCTGTTTAGAACTAGCTGGTCCACCATCTGTTCTATTTTGACCTGCACCTGCTCCAGGACCTGGTGCTGCTACTGGTGCTGGTTTTCTAGGTTGTCTTGCTCCACCTCTACGACTCTTTGCCATTATAAAAATCCTTTGTTATTAATATAATTATACCTTTTTGTATATTTATAATTTCAGTTACATTTTCTGACAATATGTCTAATTCATCAGTTACACCGTATTCTTGGTATATCATGTCCCAAAACTCTGTTTCTAAAAATTCATCCATTTTACATACCAAAAGCTTGTGCCATTGTTGGAGGTCCACCTTGTCCTCCCATTTGTTGTGCTAATTGTTGTTGTATCATTGCTTCTTGCTCTGGAGACATCTGTGGTTCTTCAGGTGTATAGAATTGTTTCATTATATCAGTTATAGCAGATGGATATTCATATATAGCAATAGCTGCCATAGTTGCTTGTGCGTCTCCTTGTGCTGACCTAGCTAATATAGAATCAAATAATACTTGTTCTGCTTTATTTTTTCTAATACGTTCTTGTACTTTAGCTATATTTTCTAAACCATCAATGTTATCTTGTAATGTTTCTACGTCTATAACACCTGCTTGTAGTAATTGCAAACCAGTTACAATTTTTTGTGGTTCATCAAAACCAGCCATAACACCGTAAATACGTCTTGTTCTAAAGTCTCCACCTATATCTGCTAATGGAGAATAGTTTTCTGCAAAAGCTGAACCGTTAAAGAAACCTGCCATAGGTTTTTTAGAAATTTCTTGTGAGTAAGATATTACTACGTCCATTTCTAAACGTTTAGCGTCCATTTCAACAATAGCGTGTTTTACTATTTCTCTATATTCGTTAATCATTAATGACATAGCACCATTAAGTTCTTGCAATCCAGCACCAGTAACAAAAGAGTTAGGTGACTGTGCATCATCAGTAACTGGATAACCACCTACTAATCTAAGCTGTCGTTCTAATCTATCTATTTGTTGAAACAACTGATACGGAATGTTGTTCATTGGTTTAGAAACCTGCGTACCTGGAGCTAGATAATTTACTGCAAATCTACCTTTTCTGTATTGTCCAGATTCTATCTCTCCTGATATGTTGGTTTCTGTAAATACGCTATCTTCCATAGCAATTGCTGACATAATGTTAATCTTCGCCATCATTGCCATCAAACCTATTACGTGGTCGTATTGACCTTTAAGTTGGTCAAAAGAAAATTTCTTCATAAACACAAATGGTGGTGTAGATAATACGTTTGGTATAAAATCTAAAATCATATTACGTTCTGGGAATACTACGTAAGTACCGCCTTGGTCGTAATATTCAATAATACGTACACCAGAGTATGTGTTATCTTCCCAACCTTGTTCTCTGTTGTTTTCATAAGACATAAACGGAGTAGCTGTATCTGATTGTGAATCTGTATCATCTTCATCTATCTTTAAAATTTCTTTAGAAAATTCTGGATAAATTTGTGCAAGTTTATATCTAGGAACACGTCTAATAACAGCCATTTCTCTTGGTTGTTGGTCAGGTCCAAAGTTTCCTGGGAATGTATCATAAGGGTCTCTTAGTTCTGCTGATGGATAAAGATAACCATTTTTATCTCTTCTTGTAGTTATTACCCACGCACAATAACCATAACCTGGTAGCCACCTAGATGCTTGTGCTAATTGTAAAGTTAAGTTTTGTTTTTCATCATAGTTAGTAACAATACGTTCTAATTTTTCTGCACGTACTTTACTTCTTTGTGAATCATTTTCATTAGGTACATCTACTCGTACTTGAGGTATACCTGAAATCTTTTGTGCAAGTCGGTCTATACCTGACTGCAACATGTTAGGAGCTGGTAACAAATCAGCATCAGAGGTTTCCATTGTGTTACCTAGTAAAGCTTTAATACCATCAGCACCACCATTAAGGATTGCTTTTATTCTAGCTTTCTGTACTTGACGTTCTTGTACTAATTTACCTGATGTAAGTTCAGCAGCATTTTTAACTATCTCTTGATAGTTTTTAATGTCTAGGTTTTCTATCCCCATGGTGCTTCGTTTATATCTGTCATTTTATAATCTCCATAACTTGGATTATAGTCTAATCCTATATCAGCAGCATGCTCTTTTTGCATACGCCTAAAAACTTTCATTGGAAACCAACTAGCCATAACTATGTCAGTTTTCTCTTTGTTTCTTTTGGAAACAGGTTTTCCATCAAAGTATAACAGTTGTTGACGATATTTCTGTACTTTAGCACTAGATTCCCCATCACCAGTAGGTAGGTGTATTTTTTTAGCTTCAAACAAATCAGCCATAGCACCTACACCATATAGTGGGTCGTGTTTGTTTTTACCTGTTAAGTGTCCTTGTACTGTTATACCACTACGTAATGTAAATTCTTTTATTGCAGCATCTTGACGTATAGCTGTTTGGAAACCATTTTCTTCTACTATCCAATGTCTACAATCGTACTTATGTGTCCAATCAGCCATTTGGTCTAGTGCAGCTCTAATACCTCCACCTCTTCTGTTTTCTAGGTCAACTAGATATAACTCACCACGGTATTGGTCTATACCCCATAGCACTGATGCTTGATACCCTGATGATGCAGGGTCAAGTCCAGCTACTAAATATAAGTTTTTATATACTTGTCCTAGTACTAAGTCTGGTCGCATACATTGGTCGATTACATTCATAGTAAATATTTGCGTACCTTCTACATATGCCTGATTGTAATAAACCATTTCATAAATTTGTCTACCACCCGTAGTCTCTGCAGCTTGCATACGAGACATTAACCATTTGTATGTTCTCTTGCCAGGCCATAACATACATTCCTGATGTTCTTCTTGTAAGTGGTCAGGTAAGTTACACGTTATATTATGTGCTGTTTCTACTATGGTCATAAAACTTTCGTTAGATAATAAATG